AAGCAGCTGCTGGTAATAACGCTGGTGTGGAAGTTATTGTGATTGCAAATAATGGTGTTGGGTACGATAGACATTCTAATGGTACTGTACAGGCAGTTATCAATACATCAACAATACAAGTTCAATCTAATACTGTAGGTGATAGTTTTCATTATGATACTTGTGGGATATATTTAATAAACAATACAGTTTCTACATCTCAGTTATTAAAAGTGGATACTTTTACATCTAATGCTTCTGGTAAGTTTGTTAAATTTACTTCTTCTGCTAATACTAATAATATAACTCCTGGTATAACTTTATATTCTATTGCTCCTGATATTGTTATAGAGTCTGATGGTGATATAGCACCAACAGCATTTTGTAATATTAATGCTTCTTCAAATTCTATTCACAGCGTAACAGTTTTAACCAAAGGAACTTTTGTTTCTTGGGCAAATGTATCAATAGATAGTCCAGCTGGTTCTGGTGCAAGTTTATATCCTATTGTAAATCCTCCTGGTGGTCACGGTTCAAGTCCTGAAAATGAATTGAATGTTCAAGGTTTAGGAATTAACTTTAAATTCTCAAATAATGAATCTAATACAATAGTAACATCAAATACACTTTACAATAAGATAGGTATTGTAAAAGATGTTTATTATTTGAACTCTGATTTTTCAAAAGGAAATGTATACACTACTAGTACTTTTGATCAAGTATTAAAAGCAAATGTAACACCAGCACATACTTTTGTTACAGGTGAAAAAATTAAAGGTGCTAACAGTAAAGCAGTTGGTTATGTAGTATTTTCTAATTCTACTCAGGTTTATGTTGCTGGTGATAAAGATTTTCAAGAAGGAGAATCTGTTACAAATGCAGCAGGAAGCAATACTACAACAATTCAAACAATAAATGAAACTGGTGATATTTATTATAAAGATTTAGTTCCTTTTTATACACAAAGTATAAATAATGTAAATCGTTCAAACAATCAAAATGAAGCATATAAGCTGATTATTAAGTTATAATAGGAAAATAAGAATGACATCTCTTTCAACTAACTTTAATGTTTCACCATATTTTGATGATTATGATGAAGATAAAGATTTTTATAGAATTTTGTTTAGACCTTCTGTTGCTGTTCAAGCAAGAGAATTAACACAACTTCAAACAATTTTACAAAAACAAATTCAAAGATTTGGTGATCACGTTTTTAAAGACGGATCTGTAGTTGAAGGGGTTGCGATAACTTATTTTCCAAACACTCACTATATTAGTGTTTCTAATCAATTAGATGGTAATGGTATTAATACTAATACAAATATAGAAATAACTTCTTTACCAGACACATATTTAATAACAGATGGAACTAATAGTAATACTTCAGTAAGAGCAACAATAAGACTTGCAAAGAGTGGTCTTGTAGCAACACAACCAGAAACAAATAGATTTTATCTAAATTATATTTTTACAGGCACTGATGCTTCAAATAATGATGTAGAAACATTTACCCCAGGTAACAAACTTTTTATCTACAACCAAAATCAAAGTAAATTTGGAACATTGGATGCAAACAATCTTTATGATACTATAGACACTTTATCTACAAATTCATCATTCACATCAAATGGAATAGCATATCTTATTAAAACATCTGATGGTGTCATATTTCAAAAGGGTTATTTTTCAAGAGTAAATTCACATATAATAACAGTATCTGATTTTAACACAAATGTTGCTGGTAAAGTGGTTGGATTTAACACTGAAGAATCTATTATCAATGATCAAAGCGATACATCTTTAACAGACAATGCTTTAGGTTATCCTAATGAAAATGCTCCTGGAGCATATAGATTAAAACTTTCTCCAACACTAATTGCAAAAGATGCATCTAATACAACGTCAAATACAACTTTCTTTGCCATTGTTGAATTTGATCAGAATGAACCAACTGAACAAAATGATGATCCTAATTATAATAAATTAGAACAAAAATTTGCTACAAGAACATATGAAGAATCTGGTGACTATACTATTAAACCATTTAAAATAGAGACAATAACAAATACTTCAAATTCTCAATCTTTTTATTATAAAATATCTTCAGGGATTACATATGTTCGTGGTAAAAGAATTGAAAAAATTGGAACAACTAGACTAGAAACATCTAAGGCAATAGTAACTAGAGAAGCACAAAATCAGATTGTAACTGGCAACTATGGTAATTATGTTATAGTTGATGAGTTTTTAGGAGCATTTGATTTTGAACAAATTGTAGAAGTAGATCTTTATGATAAAGCACAGAATGCAATTTCTGATAGAGAAGGAATTTCTTCATCTCCAGTTGGATCTGTTGTAGGTAAAGCAAATGTTCGTTCAATAGTTCATTTTGATGGAACAAAGGGAAATCCCGAGTGTAAATATTATCTTTACATTTTTAATGTTAGAATGAATTCTGGTAAGAGTTTTTCTACCGATGTGAAAAGCATTTACAATGATGGTACTTTTGGTAAAGCAAAAGCAGACCTTGTATTAGAAAATAATAATGCTATAATCAAAGATGCTACGCAAAATAGATTATATTTTTATAATGGATTGTCTGCAACTAAAAGACTAACAAGTAATACTGGCGTAAATGATACTTCTTTTGTTTATACACAGCTAAAAAATTCTACAATAACGACAGCAGGTGAAGTTGTTGTCACAATTGATACTCCAGCATCTGGTGGAACAGAAAGATTAAATTATACTAGTGGATCTACAATATCTGGTGCATCTTTAGATGATTTCAATATATATCTTTCTGCTAATGCTCACACATCAAATTTAACTGGAACTTTAGTCCTCACATCTGGTAATAATCAAATTATAGGATCTGGAACAAAGTTTGACGATGAAATTGGTGCTAATAATTTAATTAGAATTGTTGAAAATGGATCTACAATATCAACAAAAAGAGTTGTTTCTGTTACAAGCAACACACTTTTAACAGTGGATGTTGCCCCAGCTGTTTCTAATGCTTCTGGTGCCAACTATCAAAGATTTTTTGTAGGTGGTTCGCCTTTATCAGTGAACTCTATATCTATTGACTCAAATACACAATTTACTGCTAATCTTGGTTTATCATATTCTAACAATTCCGCAATAACACTAGATTCTTCTCAGACTGTGAGAGCATCTTATGAAGTAAATAGAAATCAAGCAGTTGCTATTCCAAAACTTATTAACAAGAATAGATTTGTTAAAATTGATTGTAGTAATAATGTTGCTACAAGTGTAGGACCTTGGGACTTAGGATTTGTTGATGTCCATAAAATTAGAAATATTTATGTTGGAACAACATATGCAAACACAAATCCAAACAGAATTACTTGGTTTGATTTAGATACAGGACAAAGAGATTCTTTTTATGATCACGGTAATTTAGTAATAAAACCACAATACGCTAGTGAAATATCAGCATCAAGTAAAATTTTAGTTGAATTAGATCATTTTACTGCAAATACAAATGCTGGTGTAGGATTTTTCTCGGTAGAATCTTATCCAGTGGATGATGATAATCCGTCAGCAAGTGACAAAATTGCAACAATTGAGATACCAAATTATCAAAGACAAGATTTAAGAAATTTTGTTGATTTTAGATTAAGAAAACATAATACATCAACTGATGCAACAACCATTGGCACTGCTTCAATAAATCCTGCAGTTTCAAATACATCATTTGATGTCCCTGCTACTGGGCAACATATCATTACACCGGACAGTAATTTTACTGCTGATTTTGAATATTATTTACCAAGAAGAGATTTGATAACGATAAATCCCTCTGGTGATTTTTTAGTCAAAAATGGTGATTCTTCCGAAAAACCAATATCTCCTTTTATTGAAAATGATCAGTCACCAATATCAGAAATTTTTATACCAGCGTTTCCAACTCCATTGACTCGTGATAAAGAAATTTATCCTACAATTAGAACAACCGAAATAAATTCTAAAACTAACAGACGATATACTATGAAAGATATCGGTGCTCTTGATGAAAGAATTAAAAGAGTTGAATATTATACAGCATTGAATGCGATTGAGCAACAAGCTAGAGATTTTACTATACCTGATGCCAATGGGTTAGATAGATTTAAAAATGGTATTTTTGCTGATCCATTTAATTCTCATAATGTCGGCAATGTTACTGATTTTGAATATAAAATTGCTATTGATCCAGTAAAAAGTATTGCAAGACCTTTCTTTGAAGGACATAGTGTTGATTTTAAATTTAATTCATCAAATTCTTCAAATGTTACAAAAACTGGACCATTAATAACTTTGCCATTTAATCATTCTAATTTCCAATCGCAAAAATTTGCTACTAAATTTAGAAATGCAACACAATCTATTTGGCAATGGAATGATACTTTAGATTTATTTCCTAGTTATGACTTTTACAGAGACGAAGAACAGCTTCCAAATATAAATGTTGATCTTGATTTAGCAGCACCTTGGAGAGAGTTTGCACAATCACCGTTTGGTACTAATTGGGGAGAATGGAGGACTACTGGGGATTTAAGAAGAACTGAAGAAAGATCAGGTGGTGGTGATGTACAACGGCTTACAACGACAACAACAGCAACACGACAACGAATTGGTAGTCAACTAAATGTTGATACTTTAAATGAATTTATTGATTTAGGAAACTATGTAACAGATTTTTCAATAAACCCATATATGCGATCTAGATTAGTATCATTTGTTTCAAATAATATGAAGCCAAATACTAAACTTCATGCTTTTTTTGATAACGATAATGTAGATATTCATGTTGCCCCAGGCGTTCTATCTGGTATTTCTGATGTCGAATCTGGTATGGAAAATAGAGTTGTAAGACAAACTGGTAATTTTGGAGATTCTCTTGTTTCTGATTCAACTGGTTTTGTGTGTGGTGTGTTTAAAATACCTGCTGAAACATTTAGAACTGGTGACAGAGAATTTAGATTATCAAATGTTTCTGATTTAACTGTTGGAATAGATGCACAAATAACTAAAGGCACTGCGATATATACAGCAGATAATGTATCTGTTACAAAGCGATCTGCCACTATAAATGTTATTAAGCCCATCTTATCACGTACTTCCATTTCACAATCTAGAAGAGAAGTTATATCTGTTGATGAAACTATAGAAGACCCAATAGCACAATCATTCTTAATATCTGGTTTGCCTGATAGAATTAGTGGTATATTTTTAACAAAAGTAGGTGTTTTTTTCCAATCAAAAGATGCAGAACTAGGAATAACTGTATTTGTTTGTGAAATGGAAAATGGACAACCTGATATGTCCACTATTATTGGTAAATCCCATTTAACTTCGGCAGAAGTAAATATAAGTTCTGACGGACAAACAGAAACAGAATTTGTTTTAGACTATCCAATATATCTTATGAATGATAATGAATATGCTATAGTTGTTAGACCTGATGGAAATAGTCCAGAGTATAATATATGGGTAGGTGAAACTGGTGGTTTTGATGTAAGCACAAATGAACAAGTTTACTCAAATCCACATTCTGGAATTTTATTTATTTCTGCTAACATTAGATCTTGGACGCCAATACAAAAAGAAGACTTAAAGTTCAATCTGTATAGGGCAGATTTTACACAGTC